AAAATAAATAAAACAAAAGAAGAGAGGATCGCCACGGAGCTGCGCAAATTCAAAGGTTTTTGCAGAAATCTAAGCAGAGACCGCAAAAATATTGCAGTAAAACTATGTCAAAAAGCCGCATTCATGGAGGTGACGTTGGAAGACCTGCAGGATCAGATCAACAAAGAAGGAGCGATCGTTGAAGCGGTAAATGGAAACGGGTTTGAAGTTAGATCTGAAAACCCCGCGCAGAAGACGTACAACACGATGATCAAAAACTACAACGCGACCATCAAAGTTCTGGTGGATTTGATGCCGGAGGGAGCATCGGCGAACGATGAACTGATCGGATTCGTCAAAAAGAAACGATGAGCGAGTTCGCGGAATATTTCACCGGGATATACGACGGAAAGATCCGGGCGTGCGAAAAAATGAAGCGGATTTCGGAAATGCTGTTGGAAAATGCAGCAAATCCGGACGAGTTTCATTTTGACCTGGAACTGGCGAACAGGCACATCGAATTTATTGAAAAATTTTGCAAAGTCCCAGCCGGAAAAGTCGGACAGCCGTTAAAACTGGAATTGTTCCAGAAAGCACGCTGGCAGGCGGTGTTCGGATTCGTGGACGATGATGACCTGAGACAGTATCAGGAAGTTTTTATCGTAGAAGGCAGAAAAAACGGAAAGACCACCGAAGCCGCAGCGATCGAATTAGATCTGTGCATGAACGACGGCGAAGGCGCGCCGGAAATCTACAATCTGGCCACAAAGTACGAGCAGGCGATGAAAGGCTGGAATGCGGCAAACAATATGCGACGCCAAAGTTCAGCGATCGCCGCGCACCTGCACAAGCGGGCATCGGATCTGTACTGCGACTACAACATGGGCACCATCAAAGCGATGGCATCAAATGTCAAAGATTTGGATTCCTTGGACGCACACGCGGCTGTAGTTGATGAGCTGGGAGCCATGGTGAAGCGGAAGATCTACGACGACATGAAACAGTCGATGGGAGCACGCAGTCAACCGCTGCTGATCGCCATCACAACTATGGGGTTCGTCAGAAACGGAATATTCGACAGCCAGTACGAATATGCAGACAAACTGCTCCACGGAAAACTGACTACGCCAAACAAACGATTTCTCCCGTTTATTTACGAACTGGATGAGATGTCGCAATGGAAAGATCCGAAATATTGGATCCTGGCAAACCCCGGACTGGGAACAATCAAAAGTGAAAGCTACCTGCAGGATATCGTGGACAAAGCGAAAGATGACCCGTCGTTCCTGCCGACGGTGCTGACGAAGGATTTCAACGTCAGACAGAACGCAGCATCCGCGTTCCTGAAATACGAGAGCATTATAAACGACAAAAAGATACCGGACGGAAATTTCCGATACGGGATCGCCAGCCTGGACGCAGCCGACTCTGTCGATTTAAACTCCGCCCGCGTGATGTTCATGCGGCAGGGCGATGAAAACATATACACAAAGTCCATGTACTGGATACCGGAGTCGGTCATTGAAGCGGTTTATAAAAATGGCAACGAAAAAGAGCGAGATGATGCGCCATACCGGCTGTGGATCCAGCAGGACTACATGAGAACCTACGAAGGGAACCGGGTAAACAAACGGGTGATGCTGGACTGGCTCTTAGAGTTCCAGGAAAAAGAGGATATATACCTTTACAAAGTGGCGTATGATCCATGGCACATGGACGACTCGCTGCTGCTGCTATTTGAACAGGCATTCGGGAGAGATGCGATGGTGCCGGTAAGACAGGGACCATACACACTGTCGCAGCCGATGAAAAATTTTAAGGCGGATCTGGAAGCTGGGAAAATTGTTCATGAAAACAACCCGGTGGACGTGTGGAATTTGATAAACCTGCACGCGAAGGAAGACATCAACGGGAACGTGCAGCCGGTGAAATCGACCGACCGCCGCCAGAGGATTGACGGAGCCGTGACACTGATCAACGGATACACCGTACTGGAAAATAACATGGAGGAATATTTAACACTGATTTAGGAGGAACAATGAGACTGCCTAAGATTTTCAAAAGTCGAAAACAAAATAAATCAAAATTCCAGATGGTAACAGTCGGGCAGAATGGATTCTATTCCTATGACGGCGTACTGTACCGGAGCGAACTGGTGCGGGCAACCATCCGGCCGGAAGTGACCGCCATCGGGAAGCTGCTGGCGAAACACATCAGAGAGACAGAGAAGAACGGTGAGAAACAGATCGAGGTAAACCCGGAAGTATATATGCGCTTCCTGCTGGAAGAGCCGAACCAGTACATGACTGGGCAGGACATGCAGGAAAAAATGGCGACACAGCTGGCGCTGAACGGGAACTCTTTTGCCATGATCACGCGGGACGAAAACGGGATACCCGCAGGGATCTACCCGGTGCCGTGCTACGGGGCAGAAGCCGTAACGAAAAACGGAACGCTGTGGCTGGACTTTACTCTGAAATACGGAGACCGCATGACAGTTAAATACGAGGACGTGATCCACATCCGCAGAGATTATGGAGAAAATTATATTTTCGGCACATCCCCGGCACCCGCGCTCGTGGGATTGATGGAACTGGTGACAGTCATGGATCAGGGTCTGATCAAAGCCATCAAAAACAGCGGCGTGATCCGCTGGCTGTTGAAGTTCAACACGTCGCTCCGGCCAGAAGACACCAGGGTCCGAGTGAAAGAATTCGTGGAAAACTATCTGGACTACGAATCAGACACCTTCGGGGCGGCTGGCGTTGACGCCAAGACAGACGCTACCAGAGTAGAACCGAAAGACTATGTGCCGAACGCATCAGTTCAAGATCGCATTTATGAGCGAATCTTGAATTTTTTTAATACCAACAAAAAAATCGTACAATCGATCGCTAACGAAGAAGAATGGGACGCCTACTTCGAGCAAGTGATCGAGCCGGTAGCGATGAAACTAGGCAACGAATTCACCAGGAAGCTGTTCAACCGCCGTCAGCGCGGATATGGGAACAAAATATTTTTCGAGTCTGCAAACCTGCAGCACGCGTCCATCACCACCAAGCTGAACATGCGGGAAATGGTGGACCGCGGAGCACTCACGCCGAACGAATGGCGAGAAGCATTCAATCTCGCGCCAGTTCCAGGCGGAGATAAGCCGCTGCGCAGAAAAGATACTGGACTGGCGACCGAGGGGGAAGGAGGTGAGGAATAATGAAACGGATCGGAATCAAGGGAACGATCATCCCAAACGACTACAAAGAGTTTTACGACTGGTTCGGGATAGAAGCCACTTGCCCGAACGACGTCAAAACAGGGATCACTGAAGCGGACGGAGATGACATCGTATTCGAGATCAATTCCGGAGGCGGATCTATATTCGCGGGATCGGAGATCTACCACGCGATCCTGACGATGACCGGAAGCAAAAAAATCGAAATCGTAGGATTCGCCGGATCTGCGGCGTCGGTGATAGCCTGTGCTGCCGAGTCGTGCATCGCACCGACCGGCATGCTGATGATACACAATGTCAGCAGCGGGGTAAGAGGAGATCACCAGGCGTTCGAGCATGAAGCGGCCGTCTTGCGGGAATGCGATCAGGCGATCGCTGCTGCATACGTCGCAAAGACTGGAATGGAACGGGACGCACTTCTGCAAATGATGAATGAGGAAACTTGGATCAATGCAGAGCGGGCAGTCGAACTGGGATTCGTGGACGAGATCGCCCAGGCTCCGGGGCTGTACAACGGATTTTGCGAGATCCTAACAACAGAACAAATCAACAGAGCACGAAACGCTCTAGGCGGAAAAGCCGTTGAAGCGGAAAGATTAAAAATTTTAAGATTGGAGGGAAAAACATGAATAGAAAAGAATACATGGACAAAAGAAACGCATTGATCGCAGAAGCACAGGAGCTTCTGGATGCTGGAAAGGTGGCGGAAGCCGCAGAAAAAAGAGCGCAGGTGGAAAGACTCGACGAAGAGTTTGAAGTTGCAGCAGCTGAAACTGCAAATCTGAACGCACTGGCAAACATCCAGCCGCCGGCACCGTTCTCCACGCGCGAAAACATGGCGGGAGATCCAGAAAACAAGGAAGCGGTCTACAGGGTAGCGTTCTTTAAGCGCCTGCAGGGTAAGGAGCTTTCCCCGGAAGAACTGACAGCATATTCGTCCGGAGCATCTTCTGCCGGAGCAGTGATCCCGACGCAGACCGCGGAAGAGATCATCACCAAGCTGAAAGAAAGAGCACCACTGCTGCAGGAGATCACGCTGCTGCAGGTCCAGGGGAATGTAACATTTGCCGTTGAAGGAACGAATAATGCTGCGGCTGTCCACACGGAAAACGCCAGCATCACACCGGCAGCGGATACGCTGGTAAAAGTAAGCCTGTCCGGATGGGAAGTAACTAAACTGATCCAGGTTTCTGACACAGTAAAGACGATGTCCATCAATGCCTTCGAGGGATGGCTGGTTGACATGCTGGTAGAATCTATCGCCGACAAGATTTCCGATATGATCATCAACGGAACTGGAACCAGCCAGGCAAAAGGTATCGAAAAGGCAAATACCTGGGGCGACACAAACAGCGTGAGCGTAGCCAAGGCAGGAAGCTTGACGGCTGCAAATGTGCAGACACTGATCGGACTGCTGGGCGGCGGATATGACGCAAATGCAAAATTCATCATGTCTAAGAAGACGCTGTATACAGACTTTATGCCGTTACAGGACAATTCCAAAAACGACATCGTGACACGCGAAGGAAGAAGCTACTATGTTTACGGATACCCAGTGCTGATCGATTCCAGAGTAACGGAGCACGAGGCATACCTGGGTGATCTGAAGAAGTACGTTGGAAACCTGGCTGAATCCGTAAATGTAAAAGCGGATTTCGATATCGACACCAACTCCAATAAATATCTTGGCGTTGCGATATTCGACGGCACCCCGGCACTGGGAGAGGCATTCGTGAAACTGGTGAAAGCAACTAGCTAGAGTATGAACAGAGGGCGGCAGAGGCTGCCCTCTTAAATTTGTTTTTTGGAGGGGCACATGGACGAGTACGTACAGGAGATGATGAAGCGGATCCGAATCAAAAACGATACGCTGAAAGCAGAAGTGCAGAGCTACATCAAAGCGGCACTGCTGGATCTGAAACGATCCGGCGCTAACGTGACGGATGCAGACCTGGTAAATCCGCTGGTTTTCAATGCAGCAGAATTTTACTGCAAATGGATGATGAATTTTGAAGGTGACGGCGAAAAATACGAGGCTGCATACAACAGAGCAAGCGCGGCGCTGGCATTGAGCCAAAAGGAGAGTTATGAAAATTAGCACAAAAAAACAGGCGGCGCTAAACGATGAGTGCACGCTGATCCGCCGCCAGTTCGATCCGGATGCAGCAGACAACGACGTGCCTGAGACTGAAATCAGAGCAGAGGTATTTTGCGGCATATTTTCAATCAACGAAAACGAATACTACGAAGCGGCCAGAGAAGGGCTGCGGATGGTATGCGGGATCGTCGTCAGGACTGACGAAGAAAACGGAGCTGACGAGGTAGAACTGTATGGAAAAGTCTATGCGGTAGAGCGAAAGTACAGAAGAGTCGACGGATACACAGAAATCTATCTGAGGGAGAAGCCATGAGCACAATAAAGCCGAGCCAGCTGGCGAACGAGATCATGCGATGCCTAAATAAGTACACCGAAGAAGTGACGGAAGCCCTGGAAGATACCAAGAAGGAACTGGCAAAAGAAGGCGTCAGAACGCTGAAACAAACGTCGCCAAGGCGGCCGCGTGGTGGGAAATATGCCAAAGGTTGGAAAGTAACAAAACAAGGAACAAAATACATAGTACACAATCGACACTACCAGCTGCCGCACCTTCTGGAAAAAGGACACGCCAAAAGAGGCGGAGGAACTGTCGGTGCCATCGTGCATATCAAACCAGTGAAAGAACGGATCGCCAGAGAAGCGCCGGAAAGATTCCGGAGGATATTAAAATGATCGACACGATTATAAAGCAGATCAAGGGCGTAGTTCCTATCAGGTACCGGGTATACAGGAGCAAACCGCCGATACCGTTTGCCGTGTATTACGAAGACATGACGGAGAATTTCGCAGCGGACAACATCGTGTACCTGGAAAGAACGGACTACATCCTGGAACTGTACACAGAAAAGAAAGAACACGAGATCGAAAGCAAGATCGAACAGATTTTCGCGGAAAACGATACCCCGTGGGAGAAAGAAGAGAGTTATATCGAACAAGAAAGGCTGATTATGACAGCCTACTATTTCACACTATAAGGAGGTAAAAATGGCAAAAGTAAAATTTGGACTGAAAAACGTACACATTGCGGTGATGTCTGACAGCACATCGGCACCGTACGCAACACCGATCAAATTCCCGGGCGCAAAATCTTTGTCCCTGGAAGCGCAGGGCGATATCAACAAATTCTACGCTGACGACATCGTCTACTATCAGACTGCGGCCAACAATGGATATGAGGGAGATCTGGAAATGGCACTGTTTACGGACGAAATCAGAACAGCGGTTCTGCAGGAAATCGAAGATGCAAAGAAAGTCCTGTTTGAAGATGCGTCCAAAACGTCCAAAGCGTTCGCGCTGCTGTTTGAAATCACAACAGACACGAAAGCAACACGATTCTGCTTCTATAACTGCACCATGACGCGCCCGTCCATCGGATCCGACACTAAGGAGGAGTCCGTAGAGCCTGGAACGGATACAGTGACGATTTCCTGCGCACCGAACGCGGACGGGATCATTCGCTGCAAGACCACAGAAGACACCGACCCTACCGTATACAGCAAATGGTATGAATCTGTTTACCAGAAAAGTGAGGCTGCATAATGTGCAAGATATTCGGAACCGATCACAAATTAAAGATGTCAGCGGCAACGCCGCGGATCTACCGTGCGAAATTCGGAAAAGACATCATCGTGCAAATGGATGCCATGTATGAACGGCTGAGCAACGAGGGAAAAAAGAAAGACGAAGAAAAGAAGAACGAAGAAAAGAAGGATGATTCGGTTTCATTCACACCGGAAGAACTGGAAATGATGGAGAATCTGATTTTCGTCTGCAATCGCCAGGCAGAACCAGAACAGCCAGAAGACATCTTCGAGTGGCTGGCAAGCTACGAGATCGGAGCGATCACGGGCACCTATGGCACCATCATGAAAATGTGGGAAGATAACTTGCATCAGACTTCGACATCAAAAAAAAAGACCGTAGGTCAGTGAGGAAAATTAACACCGCACTGTTCATGCTGAGATGCGTGCAGTGCGGTATTTCTATATCTGATCTGGATGACCTGACCATCGGGATGGTAAATGACATGTTCATCGAACTAAAAAACGACGACTACAAATATCCGCTAATAGCCACCCAGGCAGATATAGACGCGCTATAGGAAGGAGGAGCAATGGCATCGAGAATCAAAGGGATCACTATCGAGATCGACGGAAAAACCAAACCGCTCGAAAGTGCCCTGAAACATGTAAACAGCGATTTGAGTAAAACACAGTCCTCTTTGCGCGACGTGGAAAGGCTGCTGAAACTGGATCCGGGAAACACTGATCTGTTGGCACAAAAGCAAAGACTTTTACAGGATGCCATCGACGGCACCGAGAAAAAACTATCAAGCCTGAAAGAAGCGCAAGCCCAGGCGAAGCAGCAGCTTGAGGCTGGCACGCTTGGCCAGGAAAAGTATGACGCTCTGCAGCGAGAAATCGTTGCGACGGAAAAACAGCTGGACAGTTTCAAGAGCAAGGCATCAGAAACCAGCGCAGCACTGAAAAGTTCGTCAAGTGGGCTGGATTCGTTCGCATCGTCCGCCGATTCGCTCTCCGGAAAGCTCTCCGGAGTCAGCAAAGCGGCAGGAGGACTTGCCGCCGGAGCGGCTGCAGCTGTACCAGCCACCCAGGAACTGCGCCGGGATCTGTCGTTCCTATACCAGAACGCCAGAGACGCAGGCGTAGGGATCGGAGCGACTGAAAAAGCGTTCAAAACATTCAATGCCGTTTCCGGAGAGACCGATTCATCCGTTGAAGCGGTTTCTAACCTATTGCAGGCAGGGTTTACAACATCGAACCTACAAATCGCAGTTGAAGGACTGGCGGGAGCCGCATCCAGGTTTCCGGATACGTTAAAAATCGAGGGGCTGGCAGACGGTCTGCAGGAGACCCTGGCAACAGGGAAAGCCGTGGGACCGTTTGGCGAACTGCTCGACCGTCTGGGGATCGGGGCGGACAATTTCTCGAACGGGCTAGCAAACTGCACGACCGAAGCGGAAAAACAGAACTACGCACTGCAGACCATGGCAGATGCTGGGCTCATGGATTCGTACAAGGGCTGGCGCGACAACAACGAAGCGCTGGCAGAGTATGAAGACTCCACGCTGGAAATGCAAATGGCACTCGGAGATCTGGCGGAAGCAATTTCGCCGATCGTTACAGGACTGGCGAAACTGGCGACCGCCGGGCTGGAAGCATTCAACGGACTGCCGAAGCCGATGCAAGCCGTTGCTGGCGGACTGGTAGGGATCACTGCCGCCGCAGGTCCGACGATCTCAGCCGCCGGGAAAGTAGCCGGGGGGATCAGCAAATTAAAAACTGCAGCCGAAGAAGGATCAACCGCAGCCAAAGCGTTGACCAGAGCGGGAAAAGGCGTCGCATCGGCGCTGTCGGTCATTCCGGCACCTGCCGCAGCCGCAGCCGCAGCCGCCGTCGTTGTTGGCGGTGCGATCTATTCGGCATATGAAAGTACACACAAGTACACCAATGCCGCAAAGGAAATGAGCGAGGCAAACGCCGAAAGCGTTTCATCGATAAACAGCCAGGCAGAAACAGCGCAGTTTTACGCCCAGCAGCTGGACACCCTGAGCCAGAAAGAAAATAAAACCGCCCAGGACAAACAGCTGATCCAGGCGTACGTGGACAAGTTGAACGGATCCGTGGAAGGTCTGGGGCTGTCATATGACGCAGAGACCGACAAACTGAATCAGTCCACCGATGCGGTCTACAAAAAAATCGACGCCATGAAACAGGAAGCACTGCAGAGCGCATACCTGGAGCATTCAAAAAAGGCGCTGGAATCCTATACAGAAAGCCAGATCAAAATGGCGGAAGCACAAGAGAGAGTCAAAACGGCACAGGAAGCATACGACAAAGCAGCCGAATCCGGCTATGTGAGTCAGCAGTTATCCACAGATCTGGCGCAGGCAAAGGCGGAGTACAACGATCTAAAATCCGCCACATCGACGTACTGGACGGAGTATTTGAAGCAATCGAATGCCGCAGCCATGGCATCCGGCCAGTGGGACAAACTAGTAAGCGAAGCAAAGTCGGCCGGGATCAAAATTCCGGAGAACCTGACGCAGGGCATCAAGTCCGGGCAGTATGCGATCCCGACTACGGTGGAAGAACTGAAAGCACTGATCCAGTTCGATGACATGGTAAATCGCGCCGGAGTTTCCGGAACAAAAACAGCGAAAGAACTGTCGGCGAAGCTGGCAGCCGGACAGATCGACGCCCAGACTGCAGCGCAAATGCTGTCGTCTGCAATCGACAACGGACTGGGAGCAGAAGTTCCGAAAGCCGGAGCAAAGGGAAGCTCTGCCGGAAAGTCATTCGCATCCGGGGCAAAGGGGACGAGCGGACAGGCTAGATCTGCCGGTACGTCCCTGGGACAGGCAGCACAAAGCGGAGCCGGAAGCGTTTCGCTCTACAGCACTGGATACAACATCGGCGCAGGGCTGGCACAAGGCATGCGCAATGCGCTGGCGGTAGTGCGAAGCGCTGCGAAAGATCTAGCAGATGCAGCAGATAAGGCTATCAAAAAGAAGCAGGAAGTGAAATCGCCGTCCAGACTGCAGATGCGAAACGGTCAGTACATTGCCGAAGGTCTCGCCATCGGTATGCTGAACAGACGCGCTATGGTGCGAATGGCAGCCGCAGAACTGGCCGGAGCAGCTGACGCGGGCATCGACGCAGGTTTTAATCCAAATGTAACCGCGCAGAAATCTTTGCAGGCTACGACATCCGCAAAGGCTACGAAGTTTGATTATAACCAACTAGCGCAGGTCGTAAAAGCTGCCGCATCCGGGATCACGTTCACCATCGTGATGGACCAGAGAGAACTAGGCCGCGGACTGCGGGGAATGGGGGTGCAATTCGCGTGAAACAATTAAAATATGTGAATTCACAGAACGAAACGATCGATTTCCGGTCGTTCGAAACCCAGATTTTCGAGGGAAATTTTCACACATACGAATGGAAATACGAAGGCACATCCCAGGACTACGGTATAGACATCGAAGAATACACAAAGGACCCGCTAGAGCTGAACATGATCGTAGCAGCCAGATCTGCAGACCGTGCGCAGCAGCTGAACCGGATTTTGGAAATAACCGAGTACGACATAGTAAACAAAGCCAGGGGCAAGCTGTACTGGGGCGACTACTATATCCAGTGCAATATTATCTCGGCGACTACCACGCCAAGCGAAGAGTTTTTCGGAGCACAGCGCGAGATGAAAATCGTAGCACCGAGAGCATTCTGGATCAAAGAGGCATTCCGGCAGTTCTTTGCAGGCGGATCGGAAACGGAAGAAGGCGGGCTGAACTACCCGTATGATTACCCGTACAATTACGCCGGGAGATCCAAGGGGGCCGCCAGGTGGAGCACTGGGCATTTTGCACCGTCTGAATTCAAACTGACCATATACGGTCCTTGCGTAAATCCGCGGATCAACATCGCAGGACATCCGTACCAGATCCTGGACACGGTAGAAACTGGCGAATACGCCACGATCAACTCCCGGGATCTGACCATCACAAAAAATAGAAGCAATGGCACTGTCGGAAATATTTGGGATAAACAAGCAAAAGAAAATTCCGTGTTCCAAAAAATCCCCGGCGGCACCATCGACATCGGATGGAACGGAAATTTCGGATTTGATCTAACGCTGTACCAGGAAAGGAGTGAACCGGCATGGTGATCGTAACTGATTCGTTCGGCAACGAACTGGGATCGGTGCGGAATCTGAAAAAGCTGGACGTCGATCTGAACGAAACGCAAGATTTTGAACTGACCATCCCGGCAGGCGCATGGGATCCGCAGCTGTTTGCGGATGAAAATCGGATATTCGTAACAGACGAAGAATTCGGCGGGATCATCGGCGGCAAAAAGACGGACACGGCAGACGGGACAATCATCCTAAAAGGCAGAAGCTGGCGCGGGACGTTGAGTAAAAAGATCATCGAGCCGCCAGCTGGGGAAGACTACAAGATCGTTTCCGGCGAACTGAACTACATCCTGCGCACGCTGATCACAGCTGCAGGACTGGGGAAACTGATCACGGTTCCGGAAGGATCTACGGAAACGACCGTCACAGGATTTCAGTTTGACCGGTACATCACCCTGCTGGAAGGCATCGACAAACTGCTGGCATCAAAAGATCACCGATTGCAGATCGACTACATCCGCCAGGAGCTGGCACCGGGGTACGTGCAGATGCAGGCTGTACCAATAACGGACTACTCCGACCAGGTGGAACTGTCGCAGAACAATCGCCTGCAGTTTACGTTTGAGGAAACAAAAAACGGAGTGAACCACCTGATCTGTTTAGGAAAAGGCGAGCTAAAAGATCGCGTGGTGCAGCATCTTTACATCCAAAAAAACGGCGCTGTCGGGACGACGAAATACTACACCGGACTGCAGGAAGTAGTCGAAGTGTATGATTTTTCGTCTGCAGAATCCGAAGAACTGACCGAAAAAGGAACGGAGAAGCTGCTGGAACTGACCAATCAAAAGCAGTTCACGATGGACATCACGAAAACTGACATCAACATGCAAATCGGGGACATCATCGGCGGCAGGGACTACATCACCGGGATGAGCATCAAAAAACCGATAATAAACAAAATCTACACACTACAGAACGGAAGAGCCGGGATCGAGTACCGGCTGAAAGGAGATGATTGAGTGAAAATCGTATTTTCGGACCTGTCGAAACTGACCATCCAGCAGATCACGAGTGAAGCGGAAGGCTATCTGACGATCAAAACGATTAGCGCTGCGCCGGAAGATCTTCGGGCGATATTTTCGGACGAAGTAAAAACCCGGAGTATGATAGTAAAAGGTGACGACGGGGAGATCATTGCTACGTATGACGGCTACACGGAATTCTACCGAACAGAAGAGTACACCGGCAAGATCTACGGCGTCACGAACTACAAACCGGATCGCACACCGGAAGCGCAGGAGGAGATCATAGCAGCGTCGCTGCAGGTGGCAAAGATCCAGGCACAGACACTGGACGACGAAGATGCCATGACAGTGCAGTCGCTGTACCCGGAATGGTCACCGAATTCCGTGACATATCCTAAAGACTACAAAGTCAATAGAAATGGCACGCTGTACAAATGCCTGCAGGCGCACACGTCACAGGCATCCTGGGCGCCGGAAGATGCGCCGAGCCTATGGGCAAAAGTGTTGAATCCGGATCCGGAAGTTATCCCGGACTGGGAACAGCCTGGGAGCGCTAACGGATACGCCAAAGGCGACAAGGTGAAGCGCAGCGGAAAGACGTGGGAGTCCCAGGTCGATAACAACGTATGGGAGCCTGGGGTCGTCGGCACCGAGGCACTGTGGAAGGAGGTGAGCGCATGATTTCGATAACGAACGCTGCAAAAGAACCCCATATCACGCCGCTCCAGGATTCCATGTGGCACCGGGGGATGGCAGGAATAGATTCCTGCGTTTTCAACTTTTTTGAAAACTTCGCCGCCGAAGTCAGCTCCAATAATTCTGTAAAAATACGTTCTGGGATCGGCATGATCCAGGGACGGTATTTTTGTGTAGAACCCAGCACATACGACGAGGTGACTATCGCAAACGGCACCCAGGGCGAAAAACGAAAAGACCTGATCGTCTGCCGCTGGACGGTAGACGAAGAGCAGAAAGTCCAAAGCGGTGACTGGGTAGTGATCCAGGGCACCCCGACGACCGGCACCCCTGCCGCACCGTCATACACCGACGGCGACTTAGACGCTGGAGACCTGATCGCCGATATGCCGTTCTACGAAGTTACCTTGGACGGGATCAACGTGACCGGGGTGGCGCAGAAATTCACCAGCCTGGGCGGGATAAAAAAAGTGATGAACATTCCAAGCAATGCGTTAAAATTTCTGACTGGAAACGGAAACGGTGACACGCCAACTAATTGGGGAAAAGCAGGACCTGGAATGGCGTACATCAGCGCGGAAGGCATGCTGACAAATCAGCCTATGAAATACGGATGGCTGATGAACTACACAGCAGGCGGATCCGTCGTGGCGCAACAATTCGTTGGTCTTGACGGAAACAGCCCTGTATGGTATCGATCCGGAAATGCCAGTGGATGGTACCCAGGGTCAAAAGGCTGGGTGAAAAGCCTAGACGAAAAGAGTGGACTCGGCATAACGTCTGATAATACGCAAACAAGCGGTAACAGAATCATGCGGACAATAAAGTACGCAAATGGCGATATGGAGCAGTATATGTGGGGATCCAACATATCCATGACGTTCGCTGCGAACGGAAACCGGTTTATAGATTACGTAACATTCGACACACTGGAAAAATTTGCAGACCCTGAAAAAATAATAATTTATGGATCTTGTGTAAGCAATGCGGGAATCGCTTTTTTGTACGCAAACGCATTTGAAAACGACAACAAAAGAGCGGTATGTTACTTCGATTGTCCGACAGCAGGAGCGCGAACAATTGAACACCTGACGATGTATGCAAAAGGAAGATGGAAGTAGAAAGGAACAAATCATGATCAACTTAAACGAAATCATCACACAGATCCCGGTCAACAGCTACGTGATCGTAGGCTGTTTGATTCTGGGATATATCATCAAGAAATGGCTGCCGACCGATAACAGGATCATTCCGACGGTGCTGCCGATCATAGGCGCAGTCGCGGAGGCATGCCTGGAAGGACCGGCGATCACGGCGATCATTGGCGGCGCGCTGGGCGGCTGCATCGCAGTCGGTCTGCACCAGGCGTTCAAACAGATGATCGAAGGCAAAGATCTGGCCGCCACCAACGGCAGCGGGTCCAAAGCCGAAGAGTACGAAAGTGAGGTGGATGAGAAGTGAGCATAGCAAGCACATTGGCGATCATATTTGGTGGTGCATCATACCGTAAAACATCCGGCTACGGTTACCGGATCCATCCGAGAACAAAAAAGAAAAGATTCCATTACGGCGTAGACTACGGATGCGGGAAGGTAGCCGTTCACGCTATCGAATCGGGCGTGGTATATAAACGCGGCCGGGACAGCTCTGCCGGAAATTACGTATACGTAAAATATCCGCGCCTGGGCGTGGCTGTTGCGTATTTTCATCTGAACAGTATATCTGTTAAACAGGGGCAAAGCGTCAGCAAGGGCGCCAAGGTCGGCGTAGCCGGAACCACTGGATCCAGCACTGGCGTGCACCTGCACATTGGCGTCCGCAGCCTGTCCACCTGGAAGTGGCAGAACCCAGAAACATGGCTGGCAAATTATAAACCGGCCGGATCTACTAGTTCGTCCGGCTACCGTGTGGGCAGCACCTACACGCTAAAAGCAAACATGAAGGTCCGCACAGGTCCGGGAACCGGATATCGTCAGAAAAAACGTAGTGAGCTGACGGCTGGCGGCAAAGCGCATGCGTTACGCCAGACATATGCCGTTTTGAAATCTGGAACGCGCGTGACCTGCCAGAGGGTAGTTACATCCGGATCCAGCATATGGCTGCAGATCCCGTCCGGATACGTGTGCGCCGTGCAGAATGGCAGAAAGTACATCGGATAGCAGGAGGGCGCCATGGGAATCACGGAAACAATACTAACAATCAGCGGCGTGATCGTCGCAGTGGGCGGCGCTGCCGTCTACATCGCCAAAGCAATCGGAGCAGCAATGAAGCCAACGAACGAACTAAAAAAAGAAATGCAAAAGCATACTAAGTACCTAGAAAACGACGAGCGGCGCCTGAATGAGCACGATCAAATCTTAAGAGAGATCAAGGAAGATCAGAAAATGATGTTAAAAAGCCTGCACCTGCTGCTGACTCACGCAGAAACCGGAAACAACACCGGCGAAGTGAAAAAAGGCAAGGAGGAGTTGGAGCGGTACATTTTCAAAAAATAGGAGAAAACCATGACAAATCACATTGAAGCGCGCAGGAAGCTGCAGCAGATATGTGAGGTGGAAGAATTCGAGCAAATTTTAAAGCAATGCATCCTGACAGAAGACGAAAGAACAATCTTGAGACTTCACTATCTGGAAGGAAAGAATCTTGCATACATCGGCGACGTGCTGGGCTGGTCAGAATCAACTGTCAAGTCCAAGCATCGAAAGATTCTCAAAAAACTAAATCACTTTTTATAAACTTTAAGCGACCTTTTCGTGGACAACGAGGGTCGCTTTTTTATTTACACTAAATCTAGAGAAAGGGGTGTAAATAAATGTTTCAGAACCCATATTATCCACCATACCAGCCGCCAGCACAGCGGCTGCAGCAGTATGAGCAATTTCGCAATCCGCAGAACATGCTAAAGTGCATGGCTGTCACATCTATCGACGAAGCCCAGGGAACCATGATCGACCTGGACGGATCCGTTACCGTATTCGCAGATTTATCAAATGGAAAAATCTACACAAAGCAAATAGGCATGGACGGAAAAGCGATCCTAAACACATACGAACTGCAAAGACCTAAGCCTCCGGCTGCCGATGCGACCGAGGAACGGTTCCAGAGAATTGAAAATGCTATCGTGGCGCTGAAAGGAGAGATCGACAGTGTTAAATCCAGTGCAAATGATGCAGGCATTCGGCCAGCTAAGGGCCGCGCAAAACCCGCTGCAAATGATGCAGCAAATGTTTAGCGGTGATCCTACGTTCACTCGCGCTATGCAGATGGCACAGGGCAAAAGTCCGCAGCAAGTCGAACAGATCGTGCGGAATCTGTGCCGGGAACGTGGCATCAATTACGAACAATTAAAACAGAATTTCAGCCAGTTTGGCATGAAATAAATATTAAAGAAAGGGGGATACGATCATGGGAATGGAAACGATGAGCCCGGCAGCACAGCCAGTCTATAGTGTAGGCGGCGGAGATAGCGACAACGGCGGTGCCTGGATGTGGGTAATGATGCTGTTCTTCCTGCTCGCCTGGGGCGGCGGTGGCGGCGGCTTCGGATTCGGAAACCAGGGTGCAGCCGAAGGGGCGCTGACTAGAGCGGATCTGTGCAATGAATTCAATTTTAACAATCTGAACAGATCCGTGCTGGGGATCCAGGACGGTCTGTGTGATGGATTCTATGCGATGAACAGCGGGATTCTGAACGGATTTTCTGGACAAACCGCGCAGATGCAGCAGGGATTCTTTGGCACCGAAAGAGCAATAGCAGAAAACCGTTTTGCACAGCAGAACTGCTGCTGCGAAACAAACCGGAACATCGACGCGGTCAGATACGAAAATTCGCAGCAGACATGCGAGATCGCCAACGCGATCCACGCAGAAGGCGAAGCGACCAGAGCGCTGATCAATGCCAATGTGATGCAGGAACTGCGCGATCGTCTGCAGGATGAAAAACTGGCAAACAGTCAGTGTGCGCAGAACGCATACCTGATCAATCAGCTGCAGCCTGTTGCCAAACCGGCATACATCACATGCAGCCCATACGCTGCAAACAGCGGATGCTGTGGCGGCTACTAGTGTATGGCTACACCCCAAAAGAGCGGTGGCATGCCGCTCTTTTTTCGTAGAAAGGAAAAAGAAAATGAATAATATTTACAAAAAGAGCACGCTGCAGGCGTGGAACATGTCTACCCAGGCGGCTGCAGTAAATGACATTTTAACGTTCAATAATTCGCAAAAAACCGGGTGCGCTGTGGAATTTGCAAACGGCACTGGATCCGTGACGATCCGAAAGCCGGGGCTGTATCAGATCGCATTTAACGGCATCGCCGTCGAGAGCGGCACCGCGGGAGACGTGGCAGTACAGCTGCAAAAAAACGGCGCAGACGTGCCCGGGGCTATCGCCCAGGCGACGAGTGCCAATGCTACCGCGGTAGTAAATCCGGCATTCGAAACGATCATCGAAGTGCCGCAGTCCTGCGCATGCGTAAATAACACCGCAGTCCTGACGGTAAAAAATATCGGCGTCGCTGCGAATTTTGCAAACGCAAATCTGTCCGTCGTGAAACTGTGCTAGGTGACCGTCATGGATTTGCGAGAAATATCCGACGCTGTATATGCAGGAAAAAGCGTCGAGAAAAAACAGGCGATGGATCTGGTCTACTATGAAATGGCGGATTTTTTAAAAGATAATTTCCCGGAGAAGTACCGGGACTACGTCAAAAAAGCCGAGCAGGTAGCCTACCAGATCGAGCCGGAAGAGGCTGCCCGGATCGTCCAGGGCATGATCCCATACGGTCAGCGCTGGAGCCGGGAAGACATCGCCGAATACCTGCAGGAAAAAGGGATAAACGATCATGTCACTGACTACTACCTGGTAATGAATATGATGGTAAACGACTACAGCCGCACCGCCAAGATCATCGGACAGGACGATGCAGACTTCTACTTCAATCTGGCATATGATTTCATAAACGACGAAGATGCAAAACCGGATAAGATAGCAAAATATTTCATGTATTAAAAAAGAGGGCTCTGATGCCCTCTTATTTCTTTGCGTTGCAGAACTACCAGCCGACCAAATCTCTGACCGGAAAGATCCTTAACACGATTCATTGTCTTCCCCCCGATCCTGATGGACCATGTCGCGGATTGCAGAAACCGTGTTCGCTTCGTCATCCATTCCTGCGACAAAAGAGACTCTTCCGGAATGACCACGCAGTGAGAAATATTCGTTCGCAAGCACGATGATGTCATCTTCGTGCGCAGTCATATCTTTTCCTTCGTTTTTCGGATTGCAGATCACATCCCACAGCCAGTCAATCTGGCGTGCGATTGCGTGCATGATCGGACGTCTGTGCTGGAAACGATTCAGTTTTTCGACGATCATATCCTCCGCCCATTCCGGACAGGATCTGGATCCGGATTCCCAATTTTCAATCGTTCTTTTTGGGATGTCGAACAGATTCGACATCTGCTGCTGACTGATGCCTGCGTTCTGGCGGGCAATTTTGATCTCGCCGATTTCTACGACGGATTCCCATTCGTCTTCGATGAATGGGATCACTTCTGTGTTGCAGTTAACAGCCGCTTCTTCTGCAGATTTGCAGCCGCGAACGCCGCTGTAGTCCATGTGGATGGCTTCGTCGATCGTGGTGCAGTCAAACGCGACCATACCATCGCTAAAAATAAATCCGACCATGTTGTATCCGTTTGATTCTAAAAATACTCTTCTCATTTGTTGTACCTCCATTAAATGTTATTTGTGTGCGTTACGATTGTTTAAAATCCCGCAGGCGGCAATCAATCCGATTTTTACGGCGTCCAGCCACCCGTGGGTATCGTCCAGAACGATCAGGACGAATAGCACCAGCAATAAGATGTTTATTTTTTTCTTGTTCATAATCTTGTGATGTGGTAAAATGAAATCCCAAGAAAGGGAGGGCGGAAGCTTCCGCCCTTGACCTGCTACTCATCTTTCTTCTCTTCAATCGTTCGAAGCGTTTCGAGAAGAACGATGATCTCGAGCAGGTCTTTTATTATTTCTATGGGATCATTCACATCACCACCTCCCTTCCTTTAATGTATCTTAATTATAACACTCAATGAGTGGCGTGTCAATACCTTTTCAAATGTTTTTTGAATCTTTTTGATTCTATTGCAGTCCCAACAGTTACAAAAAGACATAAATTAAAACTCTAAAAAAAGAGTCTCACCGTCCCATACGCATTTGCGGAGTACGCTGCGAGCGATCTTGTTCTGTTCTTCTGGCGGCAGGTCGTCCAGATTCTGCACCAGTCGGGCAATCTCTTTTTGTTTCTCGAACAGTTCCTTTTCTGCCTGCGCTGCCGTCAGCCTGTTCGCTTGTAGTCCGGCCAGCTCCATCTGCTTTTTTTGGATCTGTGAATCCAGGGATTCCATATCTGCGATGATGTACTTCGCCGCCGTCGACTCCGGATTGATAGCCAGGGCGGAAGACAGATTGCCGATCTTTTTCTGCAGCGATTCGATTTCCTTTTCTTTTTTGTGGAGCGCATCCTGATCGGTAGCTGGTGCTGCCGGGGAATATTTTTTTATAACCTCTGGATCTCTTTCGATCTCCCGGAAAACGGACAAGACTTTTTCGTCAAGGACATAGTCCCGGCAGGCTGATACACAGTCAGGAGACTTTCGCCCGACCTCGCCGGTGCGAGTGCAGCGGTACGAGATATACACCTTGCCCTTGTACCGTGAGCGGACTGGAGACATCATGCGCCCGCATTTGCAGCGAAGGATTCCCTTTAAGAGCACGGGGGGATGCTTAGCTTGCTTGCAAAACATATTCGATTTGACCTGATCCTGCGCGGCGAGCCAGAGATCTGCTGGCAGAATAGGCTCGTGCCGTCCCGGGCACACGATCCATGCCGTGCGGGGATTCGTGGCATTTCCATTTCGCTGATCGGTCACCCCGTACCGCATCACGCCATGGGTACCATCCCAGTCGGACTCTGTTCCGATCACGTTCGCCCCGAGCGAAAGATAGTAATCACGCAGATCCTTGTTAGCCGGAACGCCGTAGGGGGACGTGATGACGCGGCGAACCTGCGAAGTTGACGGAATGCCGAACACGTCAAAACAATCATTCGTCAGCGCAAACGATGCGAACGAATGAAAAGAAGAGCCGCGTTCCACAAACAGCTTGAAAACGTTGACTAATTGATCTGCCTTTTCCGGATCAGGAACAAGAAGAGTGTGAGGCTTGCCGTTCTCTACGACCCTCCGGGTAGTGTAGCCGCAGGGAAGATTCCCGCCTGTCCACCATCCGGCACGCGCTAGCCCCATCATGTTATCGTAAACACGGTTTGAAAGCGTTTTACGCTCCATCTGCGCAAAAACAGCAGAAAGAGTCGATAACGCTTCGCCGATCGGGGTGGACGTATCAACGGATTCTTTTACGGATGTAAAGTGAACGCCGCAATCATTCAGTTCGGCGGATAGATTACAGTAGTCCCGCACGTCACGGGTCAGCCGATCCAGCTGGTACACGACCAAAAGATCGATGATCCCGGCGTGAACGTCTCGCATCATCTTCTGCAGCGCTGGCCGGTTCGTGTTCGCGCCGGTCTTATCCTCGTCGGTATAGTTCAAAAAAATGTGCTCCCCCGGAAAATGAAGAGCACAGTATTCGCGGCACATCCGATCCTGGTTGTGCACGCTTTCGCTTTTGTCGGAAAAAGCACTTTTTCGAGCATAGATCGCAATTCTCATATATAGTCCTCCAACTCTTTTAAAATTCGATCAGCGTTGCTACAGATCTTCGAGGATATCCCAGAAATCCGTTTCGTTTACAATCACAATCGGAATACCGGATTTGCGCAGCTTGATCGCATCATCCACCTTGCGGCCGTAGCAGGAATACGCCCAGCACGGATTCCCTTCGTTGCCGACGATCAGATAGTTTGTTTTTTTGGTAACTTTATTTTTGAAAATCCCGCCAAGAGATTCGATTTGTTCTGCGATCTCTTGCCTGGTGGCGACTGAAGACTGCCCGGTGAAAGAAAAGACGGAACCGGGAAAGTCGATAGACTGGCAAATAGAACAGATGCCTTCGACACTGTACTGGTCGCGGAGTGCTTTCAATTCGGATTCGTTTAGATTGTAAGACAAGGTCGTGTCGATGAAGTTGCTGAAAAAAGATTTTAAAATATTTCGCTCATCCTCGTCGATCTTTCCGTCTGCAAGAATGGAAAGAATAAGACTCTCCAGCTCGTCAAACGGATAGCAGCCGGAAAGATATTGATTCGTGCGAACCCAGTCAGACAATGACAGGATCTCTTTGTCGCTGATCTCGCCGTCTGCCATGACGCCGTGCATCAGACCGAACAAAAATTGGATTGAAGATGTGATCAGATCGTAGTAGTCGGAATCCGAAACAAAATTGTTGCATAGCCATAAAATGTCCGCAGATTCTTCTTCTGTGATAATGCCGTCCTCATAGATCTCTCTTATCTTAGGGATCAACTCGCTGAATGGATGGCGCGACGAAAAGTTGCTGTTAACCAGACACCAGTTAGACAGTTCGTTGATTTCATCATCCGAAACGGTATGGTCAGTAGTAATGCCGGCAACAAGGCCGCGAAGGGTATTCACAGCCTTGTGCAGTTCTGCAGGTGCTGTGAATTTGCGATAATCCTCTACTTCTTTGAATTGCTGAACAGTCATGATTTTTCCTTTCTCCGCCGGATTATGTCGAAATTGTGTAAAAATTAGAGTGCAATAAAAATCCGAAAACGGAATTAAAGTATTAAACTAAAGCTAAGAGGAGGTCCCGATTATGAAAACAAATAAAGAAGGGAAAGAGTATTTTGTAGAAAAGATTGAAGAGATGATGAAGCGGTTGAGCTTCGAGCAGGTAAAATTGATCCATGCATTTATAAAAGCAATGATAGAGTAGGCGGTCGCCTGCTCTATTTTTTTAGTCCGGCCAGCTTTTCTGCAAAGCAGGCAAGGGCTTCCCAACCATCATCGTCCAGATCAGCCAGGATCTCTACCAGCTGTCTTCTAAACTCTGGCGTTTCATCTTTCATCAGTTCTCCTGCAAAGCGAGCGATTTTCTCATTTCTAGTTACCGGCACAAACATCTCGCCCACGCCGTCACGCAGCCATTCTTCGGATACGCCGTATTCGCGACAGATGGAAACCACCATCTGATCGCTCAAATTGTTTACACCGTTTTCGATGCGACTCACCGTCGCCCTGGTAACGCCCAGGCGATCGCCAAACGCTTGCAGCGTTAACCCCAACTCTTTTCGTAATGCTCTAACTCTCTCGTTATATGTCATTCTTTCCGTTCCTCCCTTGTACGCCCATTATAACCCGACGGATGAAGTGGGTCAATAAAAAGTTACGTAACGAAACAAAAAAGTATTGACAATATTACGTAACGAATCTATAATATAAACACAATCAACAAAAAGGAAAAAACAGGGAACGGTACCGAAGCGGTGCCGGGACAATAGGAGGATGTAATGAGTATCAATATTAGCGCAAAACAGGCAGAAACATTCAAAAACTATTTAATGAGACGTGCGGAGCTGACCGCAGAAGAAACCGGATACGACCCGGCGTTCATACTGGACGGCTACATCGAAACGCTGGAAGACGCCGACGGATTAGGATGGGGACGCCGTTTGGATCCTTTGCAGCAGATCGACGACACCTGCAGGGAGCAGGACTATTAGGAGGCGGAAGAATGAAACTATTAAAAAGGCGCGGAGACACCAGCACGATCCGCAAAGTGGTCAGCGACGACCACAAGGTACTGCTGGGAATCGTGGGACAGGTACAGGATTTTATAGCCGTCGGGATCATTGCATGGGATCCGGGAACGGAGCCGACCAAAGAGGAAGCAGAGAGGTGGCTGTTCCTGGACGACGACGGAAGCCATTGGGGAGCGGACACCCGGGAGGGTGCTTTGCAGCTGGGAATCCCGTCGTGTTGGAGGGAAGAATCATGAAAACAAAACCAGAAAAAGTCTACCAGTTGGTAGACCTGGACACATGGGAAGTGGTCGGAGAGATCACCAGAAAAGAGCTGGTGAAAAGATACGGAGTCGGCACATATGGCACGATCACGAAGGTAGGACGCCTGCTGCTGGCAGATAAGGAGGGGATTAAACTATGAATATTTACGAAGCAATAGTCGTGGCTGGAATTGAAAACTGCTGGATTCGGCGCAAAGGATGGCGCGAGGGTCATGCGATCATGCCGACCGACAATCCCAAAATGGCGATGGTCATGATCACGCCGAACATGATGCAGCCCCGATGGGATCTTTGCGAGAGCGACCTGATAGCGACCGACTGGGAAGTAGTAGAGACGGAGTACGGGATAACGGAGGGGAAATGATTAAAACAGAAAACGGGATCACAGAAATAGAAGGAGGTCTGGTTGAGATCATGGCGGATACTGCGCTGGTTATGACGAACCTGTATGTGATGGCAAAAGATGAAGTGGGAGAAGCCGGTGCCAGGGAGATAATCGTGGGCGTCGGACGTGTAGCGATGGCGGACGAAATGATCGCCGGGATCAAAAAGAAAAAGACAGCACTGGAAAGAGAAGTATGAAAAAGGAGAAAGAGAATGAATTTTTTTTGCATTAGCTGGGTGGTATTGATCGTAGCGTACATGATCGCCCCGTACTGGTGGGCGGACAAGGAGGGGAAACAATGAATGAATTTGTAATAGCGACAGTGATTCTGCTGGCGTTGGCCGTCATGGAAGCGGTGCTGAATGTGAAACTGTACAGACGGTTGCAAGAATGGAGAGAAGTCGACCATAGTGAGCGCGTGGAAGTTCTAAGACAGCAAAGCCAGGTGAGGAATGCGCTGCGGGAACTGTACAAGCATGCGCAAAGGGCATGCGAGATCCGCAGCAACATGCTGCAGAAAATCACCGATCTGGAGCGATGTGCGCAGGCACACGAAGCGTGGATCATAGAACAGGAGGAAAAACAATGGAAAGATTAACACGGAGCGCAAACGATGGAGCATACACATACACGGCATGTGAGGCTACCATTGGCGAAATACTAGGCCGGCTGACAGAATACGAAGACACTGGCATGACGCCGGAAGAAGTCGATGATCTGTTATGGAAAAACGAGTGGCACGATGCCAGAGAATGCACGCCAATCGAGTGCGGGACATACTGGGTGACCATCAACGAAGATGGGATGCGCAGCGTAGGGACTGCAGAGTTCAGGGCTGACTGGGTGGTCAGTGACCTGGAAACGATCGAAGCCTGGATGCCGATGCAGAAGCAGCCAGAGCTCTACGAAAGGAGGGAGTAGGATGACCAACGATCAGAGAGACATCGAAGTCATGAAACGAGTGGCGGATGCATTGCCATACATGACCGAGGGGAAAAAGGGAGAGCTGATCGGCTACGGCAAAGCCATGGTCGATCTGAATAGGAGGAAAGAAGATGGCGAGAAAGCGGAAAGAAATCAAAGTCGTGGTTGAATTCACTCCCGGATACCGGGAGAGATTCACGAAAGCCTGCGTGGAAGTAGCGACGGCATACGTTGAACGAAAGTGGGCAGAAGAAAAAGCCCAGAAAGAGAAAGAGGGGGCGACAGCATGAGAGCCTTTGCAGCAATCCTTATTTTAACCATAACAACAATCGTAACCATAGGCGGAGCATGGATCTGCCGCGGAGAATTCGGGATAGGCCCGGAGTGGGTGCTCCCGATCCTGCTGGCGTTCGTGCTCCCGATTCAGGAAAAGGAACAGGACGATGAACATTTCAAAAAAAGATTTCGTGAACAGCCTGAAAGCGGCCGTCATAGCTGACGACTGCTCTGGTGTTGAGAACATCAAATACCAGAAGGAAGATGGAAGGGAGTGGATAGTGATCCGCTACCTGGGCGGCTGCGAGCGCAGGATCCACGCCGACGCCAACAGCAACGGCATGAATATGCTGGAAATAGCCAGAGAAGTGTATGGAAACGGAGCATTCGGGCGGACGATAGAACGATGAACTGGCGAACAGAAGAGGAATTCCTGGCACGCCGGGAAGAAGACCGGAATGCCAGAATCACGAAAACACTTGCCGGGCGGCGCAAACCGCCCGATGAGGAAATTATAAAATCGCTGAAAGAAAAAAGGAGGAAGGTATATGGGGACATTTACTGGAAAATGCCGGTACTGCGGAAGCGAGATAAATATCATCGCAGAAAATCAAGAAGACGCAGATAGACAGGCATCAAGAGACTGCAACTGCGGAGGCATGAGGCAAGAGGAAGCGGTGCATCGGCGAAAGATAGCCATGACAAACGAACTGACCAAGCTGATCGGAAGCGAATGCGAAGCGGAGGGCTTCCGCCCCGTGAAAACCAAAACGGCCGCGACCATCGCCGTGCTGGGTGAGATGGTAGTAGACGGAGAAATACAGAAAGCGACCATCGCAGTAGACGGTACTACGATTACCATCGCCGGTGGTGAAAAAATAAAAGTAAAGAGGACCATGAAATATGAGCAAGGGAGCCAAGTATGATGATCTGGATGGATATTATAGAAATTGCCCATTTCCAAAGCCAAGGACGACCAAAAAGAAGCTGCTATCTAACGGTTACAAGGATAAACCGCAAAGGCGATGCTGGTATACTGACCGTCCCGGTGCCGAGCGTCATGAGATTTTTGGCGGGCCGAACCGCCAAAAAAGCATAGAGCTGGGATTCCAGGTGGACGTCTACCCGGAAATCCACGCGAGACTGCACGCAAACTGTGACGACTGGGCACGCGTCGAAAACCGGAAATGGAAAATGTACTATCAGACAAAATACGAAGAAGAGCAGATCGCTGCTGGAGCGACCGAAGAAGAAGCACGCGCCGACTGGATGGCACTGATCGGGCGGAATTATTTATAAAGGGGAAAGCATGGAGGAGCCGATGGACGAAAAAATCAGAAAAGAACGATTTGAAAAATACGGTTCCTTTTTGTTTTGCCCAGCACGTTCCGTGCTGTGCTTTGGGCGCATGACGGACGGCGAATGCAAACATGACGCTTGCCTGCTGGATGATCCCGAGTATCAGCTTTTGCAGAAACGAATAGCCGAAAACCAGAAAAAGAACCAGCAGCGGGAGCACGAAGAACCGCCGAAGATCCGGCGGCAGACAAAGACCAGGATCGAGATCCTGGAAGAACAGATAAAGCGAAAAGATGAAGAAGCACGTGCAGCCTACCGGGCGAACTACCCGAAAGAGGGCGACCGAATCATCAACGAGGTGATCCGCCTGCGGGGGCTGCTGCGACAGGAGAAAGAACATGGTAGACGAAAAAAAGATAATAAGACGACTCGAAAAAATGGTTGAAAAAACGCCGAGATTCGCAGGACTGAAAAAGGAGGCCCTGCTGGAAGAGATCATCAAGATGCTGAGGGAAGAAGCTGCAAACGAAGACATTCGTCAGCGGATCCAGAGAGCCATCGGACCGCAGGACGATACGAGAGCTAAAAGAATATACATATCTGGAAAGATGACCGGACTGGAAGCGCAGGAGATCACGGAGAATTTCAGGGAAGCAAAACGGCAGCTGTGCCGTCCGGACGTGATCCCGATCTCGCCGACCGGCATCGACTACGGAGACAAACTGGCATGGGCGGAGTACATGCGCCTGGATGAGGTGCTGATCCAGATCTGCGACGCCATTTACATGCTATCAAACTGGCAGGATAGCCCGGGAGCATGCCACGAACTGGAATATGCCAGAAGCCTGGGAAAACCAGTCATCTACCAGGAGGGCGAGGAAAATGTCGAGTAAGTACTGCTGCACCCGAACTGACTGCGCCTATCATCCGCATAAAGGACCGGACAAAGGCACGTGCGACTATATGGTGATCACGCGAAAGCGCCGGGGCTGTCCGATCGTAGGATGCACCCGGTACCGTTCTGGAAAACGGCAGCGAACCGGCACGGGCATCCAGCCGATACTGGATCCGGTGGAAAAGCAGGCTGCGGAAGAAGCAAAGAAAAAAGCGCAGGCGATCTTCGGGGAAAATCTTAAAATCGCGATAGCCAAAAAATACAAAAGCCAGCGGCAGTTTGCCATAGCCGTAGGGATAGATTCGACGAACATAAACCATTATTGCAGAGGAAAAGCGATCCCGAAGAAAAAGCGGATGGCGAAGCTGTGCGAGCTGCTGGAAGTGACAGAGGAAGAGTTGAGAGGAGAGACCGATGGATAAGCAGACAATAGTGACGTTCGAATGCGACAGGAAGCAGTGCAGGGTGTGCATGGGCGAGTGCCGGCACACAACCAATGTGCGCCATGCGAAAAATTTCAAAAGAGTTGAACCTGGTTACTACGAGGAGATTGCACATGAAGCACATGCGCAGGATAAGAGCGAACGAACCACAAGGCGGATACTGAATACTCGGCACAGAAGGAGAAAAAGAACATGATGGATGCAAAAGAAGCACGGGATCTGCTGATCCTGGAAAGTGCCGGAGCGGCGAGAAATCGCAAAATGATACAGGCGAATGCCATGGCAATCCTGGCGCTGGAACGCCGGATCCCGAAGAAACCTTCTGGCGACTATCACAGCGTGCCGCATTATAGATGCCCGGAATGCAAAGGCGCCGTCGTCATGTACGAAAACGATTCACGGCATCCGTTCTGCAAATGGTGCGGCCAGGCGATTGACTGGGAGGACGAAGAGTGAAAAAAGTAGTTTTGATACTCGCTGCAGCTGTGGCAGCACTGGCACTGTTCTGGATCGGCATCGGTATCGGAGCATCATCCGGAGCAACCACCGAAGAATCAAAAAACTGCAAGGTGGAATGCTGGGAAGGTGGCGCCGTGGTGATCTACACAGACCAGGAACACGTCACAGACTGGGGCGACTATATTGTAGTGAGGAGGGAGTAGGATGAATGGACCATTGAGAGTGAGATGCGGCCCAAAATGGGAGCCATATAACAGAAAATATAGGCTCTATATTCTCCCGGAAGATGAACTGAAGTGTTCAGTCGGAGAGGACGGGACGGACAAAGTTATTGCTTGTGCCGGATGCGGAAAACCGGTGAAATTCGGGGACGCTTACACGTCGCTTGAAATTCATACAGAGGCAGGAATCGGGTTTTCGGTCTGTCCAAGATGCTATATAGCAGAGATCGAGCGCGCCAAAGATGCGGAAGAGATGCAACGGGAGGAAGAAAGATGAAAGTGGACTGGATACCAGTAGCAGAGAGACTGCCGGACGAAATAGAAGACGTACTGGTAACTGTACAGATACCGGACGAAGGAGATGACATGTTCGTGCTGGTGGGATGGTGGAACGCAATATTTAAAAGCTGGGCGGTGTACGACGAGCCGGGGTCGAAAATGGAACACAACGTCATCGCCTGGGCGCCGTTGCCGGAACCATATAAGAGAGGAGAGGAAAAATGATACAAGCAAGAAGAAACCGCATAGGGATAGGTGTGGAGTGCCAGATAGAAGGGAACACAGTGGAAATAGTCGGAGAACTGGCAGCGATGATCAAGGCTGTTCGGAAAGGACTGGAAAAATACTACGATGAAACTGCAGTGAATGAAGTCATCGTAAACATAGGGCGTGCGGCCTATTCCGATGGGCCGCAGCAGGCTGAAGAACTCTGCATACCATTACTCGGAAAAAATAAAATAGGGGGGCAAAAGCATGGGTGAATACAAAGAAGCCAAGACCACGATCGCAAACATGTGCCCGGTATGCGTAAGATGTGGCCATGTGTTTGAATCACTGAAAATGATACGCAAACCAGAGGAAACGAAAATTGTTGACAACGAAACGATACTGCACAAATTCCCGCCGATTAGATGGGAACCAGCAGCGTGCCCGAATTGTGGAGCGCACATCGAAGGGCTGCGATATCGAGGGCGCGAAGCAGAAATAGATTGGCAGGGATTGGAACACAGAGAACTCTCTGCGGGATTCAAGGAGTGGAAATATGAGAAATAACGAATTTACATTTAACATCATCGAACACTATGGCGTGTTTGACCAGACCGAATCCGGATGGACGAAAGAGGTCAACCTGGTGTCCTGGAATGGCCAGGACCCGAAGATAGACATCAGGACCTGGGATCCTGACCACGTCAGATCCGCCAAGATTGGAACCCTGGACAGAGACGCCGCCAAAGAGCTGGGCCGGATCCTGTCGATGCTGTAGGAGGTACAGAATGAAAAGAGTCGTGATAGATATAGATGATGCATATGCAACAGTTTTAACTGTGACGGCAGTCGGGTGGAACCGACACGGGGTAAATGTGTCAACAGCTGCAATGGAACTGGAAAAGTCGGATTATGCAGTCATAGACAATGTCGGGAAGTTTAAACCACACAAAGGAGAAACAAATGAAGTTGAAACTGGAGATTGAAAAAAGACGTCCTGAGTCTATAGAAGAGCTGGGCGTATATATGCAGGGACTAGAAGAAGGGGCTAAAGCAGCGGCTAGAGTTCTGGTTGAATTACTGGGGAACAAGAACAAGCCTCATGCGAAACGGAGAAGAATATGAAAGGAAAACGATGGAATAAAGCCAAAGGCCAGTATACGTACTGGATTTGGAAAACGCGAAAGAAGCACCCAGTCATAGCGGCGGTGGTGAATCTGATCGCGTGGCCGTTATATTCACCGGTTCGGGCGCTGCGATATGAAACCCAGAACATAATAGTGAATGGTTTTCATGAAGGAATGCAACGCGCGCAAGAAGATGAACGAGTGCAAGAGTTCAAGAAATGGGTAAAGGAACACATAGAAAACGAAATCGACAAATAAAATCCTACATTATATATAAAGGAAACACCGGCGGCCGGATGGCCGCCTTAGAACTTGATTAGAGTATTAACAATGGAGCATCGGATATGTTTTACAGAGACGTCATAATCGCAGGACGAACAAAGCTGGTCAGCCTTCGGGCTGTGACCAGAACATACGAAAAAGGGCAGAAGAGAAAGCCAAAGTCAAATCCGACCCCGGAAGCTGTGGCTAAGCTGAATTTTAGAAATTCCGTCAAGGCGCTGACAGCGAAACTGAATCATAACTTTCAGCCAGGCGATTATCTGCTGACTCTGACTTACCAGGATGCTCCGACCGAAACCGAAGCAAGGAAGGATCTGGAGAGATTCCTGCGGAATTTGCATAATCACTGCAAGAAAAGAAACATGAGACACAAATGGATCGCAGTTACCGAGTACAAGCACCACCGGATCCATCACCACGTAGTCATGAGTAGACTGGATGTGGAACTGATCGCCGAAAAATGGAAATATGGATACGTGGACGTAAAGCCACTGGATGATACCGGAAACTACTACAAACTGGCAGAGTACCTATTGAAAGAAACCGAGAAGACATTCCGGGAAGCCGGAAGCCCAAGCAAGCGAAGATGGAGCGCTAGCCGCAGCATCGTCACGCCGGAGACACGCCGGGAAAAGATCAGCAGCCGGAAAGTAACTGACGAGATCCAGGTGCCGAAAGGATACTACCTGGACGAGGATACTGTCCGGGTATACGATCACGCCATTCTGGACGTGGAGTGCAAGGAGTACATACTGGTGAGCCTGGACGGACCGGCAAAAGGACGGCGAGGAAAACGAGTCAGACCGGAGAAGACCTACCGTACCGATCAGCAGCTGGAAATGGATATGGAACACTGGAGGGGATGGGATGAATAAGAAACGACTGGAAGAATACCGCAGCATGGTCAAAGCACTGGAAGGCATCCGCAAGGACCTGAAGAAATACGCGGGCAGAGTCGAGCGGGCAGAAGGGCACGTGATGACTGACGTAGCCAAAGGATCCTCGCCAGAGTTTCCGTACCTGCCATCACGCATGAAGATTGAAAGCATCGACAACACGACGGGGGACAAATGGGCGAGACTGCTGCGGGAACGTGAAGCGGAATACGCAGAAGCAATCGAGGAAGTAGAAGAGTGGGTGAATCACATCGACGACCCGCTGCTTTACCATATCTTTCGCCAGAAACTGCGTCACGGCAAGACCAATGCCGAGATCGGTGAAGAACTGAACTATTCACGCCAGCGCATCGACCAGCTGATCAACGGATATCTCCGGGAAGATTAGCACAATTAGCATGCGCAATATGCTAAAATGATATTGAGCAAATAAGGATTGCGCAAGATCATACACGAACAAGGATCACACCTCTACAGGGTAGGCGTGATCCTTGTCTTTTTTTTTGAAAATGGCAAAAGAATTCGCGAAACAATTTTACAACTCAACAGCCTGGAAGAAAGTCAGGGCTGCATATATCGCAGAACGCACAGCGACGGATGGCGGGTTGTGCGAGACATGCCGCAGGAACTTGGGCGTGATCGTGCATCACATCAAACCGTTGACGCCTGCGAACATATCAGATGCAAAGATTAGTTTGAATCAAGAAAACTTAAAACTAGAGTGCAAGTCCTGCCACGACGCGGAAGAGGAACACTTTAACGAAGCAAGGGGAGAGCGAAAACTTTTTGTTTTTTTTGACCGGAACGGGATGCCAGTCCCTAAACCAGACTCCCCCCTTCCGGAAAAGAGCACCCATCCAAAAAGAGACCGATGAGTGCACCTCATTTTTCACGCGTGACGCGCATATGAAAGGGGTCCTTTATGGAAAATAAAATAAATAAAACAAAAGAAGAGAGGATCGCCACGGAGCTGCGCAAATTCAAAG